CAACTACTTCCGCTCTATATCCTCCCTCTGTAGTAAACGGACTATATCCAATTACTAGCGTCGATGGTGATCGTTCTTATGGTTATGTCAATTATATTGGTTATTTTATGTTTGAAAAAATACAGTTCTATCAGGACCAGTTCTTAATTCAGGAATGGAGCGGCGATGGTCTATTAGCCAAGCAGGTATCAGAGGGCTCTTATACTAGTAGTTTTCTACAACAAACTCTCGGCGGTCTTAATAATCCTATTAATTTACCTGTAAGGGGTATTCAGCTAAGGGCTACTCCTGGACACCTAAGAGTTAAACTACCGCTACCTGGAATACAGTGCCCTGGTGATCCTGGATTCCCCTTGGTGGCAATGGCCTGGCAGAAATTTCGTATCAAGGCTACACTTCGCAGTCTAGAAGATCTTATTGTGTGTAGTGATATTATACTTAATAAGACTAATGCCTTATTCTATCCCTGGAATGTTACAGAGTTTAAATATGAGAATAGCGACGGTGATTTAAAGACTTTTGCTCCGCTGCCGCTATCCAAGGTTGGGGCGCCTACTATTCTACTATCAACTATTCAGCAGTATCTTCCACCCCGTGTACAAGAGGAGATGCGCAGTGCGGTTATTCAGATTCCTTTTAGACGGCAATTTGAAAATGATTTTACATTCGGTGAACTAGACTATATTCCTTTGGACAAGGGTGGCACGGCTGCGGTAACACGCCGTCTAGATGGCAGGCATCCAACCGAGAAAATATTCTGGTTTTTTCGAACACAGGATAATCTTGATAAAAATCGCCTGGATGATTTTAACAATGACTATTTTGATACTAATCCACCGACAGAGACACAGCCCTATACTTTGACGGCTAGCGCAGGATACTATAATATGAAGCTTGTTATCGCTGGAAAAGATCGTGAAAGTCTTTATGAACCCCTCTTATGGCAGGATATATGTCAGTTAGTGAAAGATGAAAAAGCAAGCGGTCTACAAATTGGTGAAATGAAGTGGACTACTGGTGCGAATTATGGCGTGATTTATCCAGCGGGAAGGCAACCAGAGGGTACAGTTAATTTTACAACCGCTGATAGGCCAACACTATATTTAGAGCTGGCAAATATAAGAAAAAATAATTTAATGGGACAAAGACGGGCAGAATTCCGCGTATTTACAGAGGGATGGAATGTATATGATGTCCGCGAAGGTCGTGGCAGATTGTTGTTTTCTAACTAAATTTATCCATATAATAATAATGAGTACTGTACGGCACAAGACAAGTAAAGGTAACAAGTCTCTGTGTGTCGGTATTATAACAATACCCCACTTAAAGAAAGTAAAGTATGGCACGTCTCACATTATGAAAGCATATGTGGACTGGTTTGAGGAACGTGGTGTCCATGTTATTCCTATACCATATGACACTACTGAACATGAAATGTATTTTAGGATGATAAATGGCTTAGTAATTCCTGGGGGCGAAACAACCTTTATAATAAAGAATAAAACCTTTATGGCTACTGTTACACAGTTTATAGAGTTATCCTTACAACAAAATGAGTATTTCCCCATTTGGGGGACATGTTTTGGATTTGAGTTATTATTATTTCTAATTGGAAACTTTAATAAGCTAAAAGAATATAATGCCCATGGATTTTATCCGTTACACATTACACCAGCAGGTCATGAATCACGTATGTTTAAGTCATTTCCTCTGCCATACTTACATTACTTAGAGAATAATAAGTCATGTAATAACAATCATGAGTTTGGTATTTCGCCAAATGATTTTACAGCAAATGATCACTTGAGAAGATTTTATAATGTACTTGCTACAAGTATGGCTGATAATGGTAAAGAATATGTAGCAGCTATTGAAGCTAAGCATTATCCAATTTACGGAGTTCAGTGGCATCCTGAACGCCAGAGGACAACTGGTCATTTTGTGGATTTCTTTATTTCAGAATTAAAGAGAAATAAACATAAATGTATAACTAGGGCATATTTGAGATCACTTATAGCTCCGCATAAATGCTTACAGTATCCAGAACATAAGAATCAGATGTGTTATTTTTTTTAGATTTGTTATTTTAAATATTTCATAAAGTAGTAATGGGTAATTACCTTATGAAATATGTGAATCGTAATACATTTCGCTCTTATAATGAAAATGAATTACCTCCAACACCTAATCTTATGTATTCAGAAGTATACAGAGAAAAGGCATTAATTTTTACAAAAAGACGTTCGCGTTCTCCAAATAAATCAAATAAAATATTACCTCAATTGAGTTTTAAAATGGGGAGCTTTAAAGTGGGGAGCTTTAAATCAGGGAACTCTAAGCAGGTTTGAATCCCCCCTTTATCCACTCTGCCACTTTCATCGTATCAGATGATACAAATAGAGGTTGAGGAACTCCGTTTACAATTGCTAAAAATGCTGGAATTGATTTTACTCCACAATATCCTGGGGTATAATCATTTTCATCTAGGTCACATTTGTACCATTTTATTTTATCACTTAGTCCAACTAGAAAGTTTACATCAATTCTCTTACAAGGGTTGCACCAATCAGCCTCAAATTTTATAATCGTAATAGGATCATGTGGCTTTGGGGGATTCTTTTTTATTAGACTCTCGAAGAACTCCTGGCTCGGAAGGTGTGGGAGGCTCGTCGGTTTTATGCTGCTTTCCATTCTGTCTAAAGCGACGGTAAGTTAAAATAAATCCAGACACGGCGATTAATCCAAATGTTCCTATTACCATATATGGTAATACGCTATTGTCATTTATTATACCACCTCCTGACATTGGTATTGCCTTTGGTATTCCTGGTGGTATTTGTCCTGTCTGTATTTGTCCTAAAGCCTGTTGAGCTATAGGTGGATTAAACGCAAATGTTTGTGGTACTTGTACCAATTTTGTACCGACATCCGCAACTGCTGCCGCTTCAGTTGCTACTGTTTTAACGGTACTAACAGCAGTGTCAGCCACTTTTTTAGCAGTACAAACTGCGGTAGTAGCAGTACCAAGTATTGTATCCTTAAAGGCATATAATGGAGCGAGTAATGGAGCAAAAATGGCATTTATAAATGAAAACGCACCACTAATACTAAAACCAGTATATGGTGCGCCAAAATACTCAGAATTTTGTTTAATTACATCACTCGTCTTGAATAAAAACATTGCGATTTTATATAACCAAATGAATATTGCCACTGGTATGAAAATAATTATTATTAAACACATTACACGAATAAATCCTGTTAGCTTATCTCCTGTTATAAATGAATCTAATCCAAAAATGCCACCCATGAATAGTGCCATAGCATATACGAAAAATGCCATATGTTTTTTATCAGGTACATCATTTGCCAATACACCTGCTGCGATTCCTTTTGGCCCTAATCCTGGAACACCTAGACCAAAAATCTTTACAACATCTCTATTGAATATTGCTTGTGTTGCATCATATAGCCACCATGTACCAAATGTAAAAATATTTACAATAAGTTTAGCAATAAATGTTAATGGGGAACGTAAATATAAATGATCTAGTCCAAAAAAACCACCAAGTACCGATAAACCTAAGAAAACGTCATATGATAAGTAAATTGCTTTATCACCACCCACAGGTGTTACACCTTTATCAGGTTTACTCCCAGTGGTTGCTAGCCAATAATTAATTTGAGATACACTTGCGCCCATTACTGTCTATTGTGACTTTTTAGTAATAATCTTTGACTCATTTTTTGTCATAATTATGCGATCTAACCCATTAAATTGTGAAGAGTAGACCGCCAAAACCATTAATTACACGGAATATATTGTAATTATGCCCGTAAACAACTATATGGCACGGACCACGCTGTTGCCAAGTAGGTATTGTAGGATTACTTAAAAGTGGATTCATTTGAATTTGCCATACAATACTATCAATACGACTGGCATTCATTGTTCCAGTGGGTTGTGCTTCTTCTGGTTTTAATGCGAAACAGTAATTGTATATATAGTTCCAGACCGGAGTATAACAATGGTGGTCATATGGCTGTTGTAATCTAAAGTACATTGGACCCCTGTCTTGAAATCTGTCATATCCGTCCAATTGTAACTTAGCTGACACAATCAAATCCGTTCTTGAGCCAGGATTATTAAAAGGATTTAAATATGGTATTAAAAATGCTGGGGCCTGCTCATTAATTGCTAAACTACTATAATTAAACCATTCATTGCGATTTATCATATCATCACGTTGACATACAAAAAAGAATTCCTTTATTGGATGATTGAATTCAACCGAAATTGTAGCAGTTGTTTGCTGCGCAGTTATAGAATATGGCGGGGTATATTGTACTTGCTCTATAAGATATTCGTGTGATGCCGACACAAACATACGTCGTTCCTCAACATCCAAATATACATATTCGCCCCAGAGCATCATATTAACAATTTGTGTCGTACAGTCAACGCTAGTATAACAAGCTGGTTTCCAATTTTCCTGAGTGGCTGGAGGTAGTGGAGGTTGAGACCAGAATAATTGATGTAGAGGGGTTAGTGTTATATTAATGCGGATAGGGCTGTATTGTAGGGCTATTAGTGGTAAATATAGACCAGGATTATTACAAAAATAGAATTGTAGGGGAATAAGAAGTCGCATACCATCTTGTCCTGGTGTTAAAACTGAACTAGTAGGCGTATATTGGTCTAGACGACCAACCATTTGACTTAATGCGTCGCGTTGTCCAGCTGGCGTAGTCATCTGCGTCCAGATTTCCATCCACTCTCCAGTTTGACGATCAATCTCTTGTTCACCCACTTCAAATGTAATTTCTGTAATTAATGCGTGGCCGATTGAATTTGTATAAGATAATAGGTTTCCGGATGTGTCTTTAATTTGTGGCAATGTTATATCCAAGTATACTCTTCCTAATAAATCGCCGCGGCGAGGTATTAAACAAGTAACTCGTTGGCCAAAATTTGGAGTACCATCGAAGTACATCGGCTGTGCTTCTGTAGCAAAGTTAGTATGACGACGATATACCATCTTAAAGAAGCTTATTTGGGGGTTGCCCGTTAAAAATAAATCTTGCTTACCTGTTGCAACAAGTTGTAATAAACCTCCGCCTGCTGGCATTCTGTTGAATCGTCCGGATATTTAATAATCTATTTTGCGGCACACTTATTTGTTATTAAGTTATACAACATGCTTTTTTATCAAAAAAATTCTATCTCAGACGTTTCTAGATGAGTTCAAGCGGTATTACTCCAGTATCAAGCGGTCCTTTAATTATTAGGACTTACCTTACTAGTTCAAATAACAATACATTTGTTCTAGACGAATATGATATTCCTGTTCCAAATAATCGTGTTTTAATAACATCCAGTAATGGTTTACTTGCTCCATCGGATAATATTAATATATCGACTATTAATCCATCAACTGTTAATACAATAAATATATATACATCTACTTTATCTGCTTCAACAATTACAACAAATAATATAACTGTTAACTCTACTATTAATGCTAGTACTGTTATAACAACTAATGTTAATGCTAGTACTGTTACAACTAGTACATTTAATGCGAAAGTACTTAATATAACTACAGCGAATGTTAGCACACTTAATGCATCAACTATAAATACATCTACATTCTTTGGATCATCAATTACTACAAGATTTTTAACTGTTAACTCTACTATTAATGCTAGTACTATTACTGCGAGTACGATTAATAGTAACAAACTTAATATAAATACACTTAATGCTAGTACACTTAATGCTAGTACAATTAATACTAGTACACTTAATGCTAGTACAATCAGTGTAATAACTTTATATAATTCTACATTACTAGGTTCAACAATTACTACAAATAATTTATTTGTTAATTCTACTGTTACTGTGAGTACACTTGCCACTAGTACTATTATAGGTAGCACTATATATGGTAATATTGTAAGTACTAATGTATTAATTACCAGTACATTTAATCCCGCGGTTATAAATGTTGCTATACTTTACGCTAGTACGAGTATTACCAGTACAAACACTACATCTATACTTAATGCTAGTACTATTACAGCCAGTACATTTAATACTAGTTTATTTACTACTAGTTCAATTATTACAAGTACACTTACTACAAATACCTTTTTTACTAGTACTATTAATACTAGTACATTTAATGCTGCTGTACTTGTTGCTGATATACTTAATGCTAGTACTATTAATAATAGTACACTTAACACAAGCACTATTAATGCTAGTACAATTAATACAACTACATTTAATGCTAGTACACTTAATG